AGTTACGATAGATAGATAAAATTTTACCTGTACCCTCTTCAATCGTAACAACGTATGGAATCTTTATACCTGTAGACTCGCCTGTTTGCTCGTTCATATCTTCGAACCCTGGTATGTCTAAATCACAATGAATCTCTAATAAATTATATACATCAACATTTGTTGGTTTATCGACACCTGATATGTCATTATATTTTTCTTGTGTTTTTGTTTCTTCATCATAAGGTTCTTCTAAATCAATGTCTCTGTAGAAACCTCCGACTTGAGCCTTTCGTATATCGTTTTTTGTCATTTTGACGATATGTGTAACTCTCTCCGATGTATCTAAATCTGTTGCTAGATAAGGTACCACTAAATCTTCTGCTGGTACAAATTTTGAAACTGGTCTTGTTAGATCAGCATCGTAATAAACTTTTTTAAAACTAGAACCTGCTAGTGGTAAATAAAATAACATTTGATCCATGTCAGAATCATAGTCTTCCATCTCATCCGTGATGAGATAATTCATGTAATCTTTAACTCGTTGTGATTGTGCTTCTACATCTGCGTTAATATCACCGACGATATTACATTTTACAGGTCCACCTGCTGGTAATAATTCTTTGTAAGCTTGTGATTGAAATTGTGTAACACTCTCGGCTAATAGTGGATGCGTCACGCCACTCGCTCCTTGGAACGGCTGCGAACGATCATTGTATTTAAATCCTAATAGATCTAAACCTTTTGTGTACGAGTCTATCCAATCCGATCGTGACTCTTTATCATCTTCATATTGTTGTCTTAACTCACTTGATAGATTGTTGAGCTCGTCTTCACCTAGAGTCTCTGCTAGATTTGATGAAAAGTCAACAGCAATTTGTTCTTCCATTTCCCCAACAATTGCGCCACCATCTTCTGTAGGTGTAATTTCTGTACCGATATCCTCGGCTAATTCTACGTCAAGAGGAGACTCATTCTCAAGAGGACTTGCTTCTGGGTTAATTGGTTTTTCTACTACCATTACGTTATCAATGTTTTCTTTTGTTTTTTCTGTAGCATAGCAGAAAATCCTTTTGGTTGCACGAATTTATAATACTTTCCTTTAGGATTTTGAAAAGAGGCTGCTGTCTTTTGCTTCTTGGTTTTTTTCTTTTTGGTTTCTTGAACCGTGAACCCTTTGACAAAACTCATTAGTAATATTCCCTCTGCTCTGGCATATGTTGTAACATCGGCGGATCCTCATAATCCTCTGGATGCACAGCTAATCCAACTTGACGATAGCGCATCAATGCTTGTGTCATACTATCAACCAAATCGTCATGGTCACCATAAGGGAAAGCTGCACATTCTTCAATCAATTCTTCTGCCCATTTTTCCTCTGGAGCCCACACCTGTCCCGACTCGAATAAAGGCGAAACAGAATTAACTCTTACGTGTTTATCATTACCTTTGCTCGGTGTAAAGTTTACGACAGGAATTCCTACACGGCGCAGCTCATGTGTGAGCGGTGTACCACTAGCCTTCTGCTCGATGATCACCGTCTCTGGCTCCCAGTATTTATATTCTTCCATGGCAATACGTTTCAAATCAGGGAAGTCCCACCGTCCTTTCTTCATGTCCAACAAGATTATATTAGGCGTCACATCGTTATGCAAAAATACACCCCACGTTGTAATCGCCGAATAATCCGCTGTTTCTTTTTTACTATAGGCCGTATCGTAGCTTTGAATAATATGCTGTAATTTAGGGGGTTCGTCCTTGTCCCAAACATTCCACCACTCTCTTTTGATAATGGAACCTTCTTCTGATGTTGGATTCTGTTGCCACTGTGCATTCCATTTAGCCAATGACAATGAGGCTTTGACCGACTCTAACTCTTCTAGTTTCCAGTATTGTGGCCATATCGGTTTATCTTCCAAGATCGCTGGAAACTCAACCACGTCCCACTGATCTGCCTTGACATCGCTTTGTCCTTTCATCAATTGACCTGTTAAATCTTTTGTAGACCACCGTGTCATGACGATAACAATCTTGCCTCC